CCCGTGTACTACAAGCATGGTGAAAAGCTCTGTAAACAGATGCTTAAGTTGGATCGCTGTCCGATACGCAAGGCCGACCTGTCCGCCCTCAAGGAGCCGTTTTGAACGCACATCTCGAATCATTCCAAGAGGGTCTCAAACTGCGGTACAGCGTGGCTTCGGAGGCCACGATACCGTCAGAGTGGATCACTGCGAACACGCAGCTTCGGGGTAAGAACTACTCCTTCAAGGACCACGAGTATCAGATCGCTATAGCGGACGACAAGCACAGGATAGTGACCGCCGAGAAGCCAGCGCAGATCGGTTTCACGGAGGTCTTCCTGCGCTGGCTCATCTGCTTCCTGGTCCAGCATCAGGGCTCCCAGGCGATCATGACCCAGCCGACCGACAAGGACATGAGCAACTTCGCCAAGTCCAGGGTCGACACGGTGTTCGACGAGTGCCCGGTCATAAAGAAGCTTGGGACCGGAGGAATCGACAGTACTCAGCTCAAGCGCATTGGCCAGAGCTTCATGAACCTCAGAGGCACGTTCGGCACCAGGGCAGCCATCTCGGTCCCTTCAGATGCGAACGTCTACGACGAGGTGAACTTCTCCAACCCGCGTGTCCTGAGTCAGTACAAGTCACGGCTCCAGCATTCAGAATACAAGTACGAACGGGCTATCTCCACTCCGACGCTCCCCAACTACGGTGTGAGCGACATGTACAACAGGAGCGACAAGAAGCGTCTGTTCCTCAAGTGCTCCCATTGCGGTGAGCAGCAGACGCTGGACTGGCCTCAGAGCATCTTCTTCAGGACCAAGTCCGGTAAGGCCTTCCCGTATGATAAGGACGTGATCGAGCAGTACGTCGACAAACCTTGGAACTTCGTCCCGTTCATCGGGTGCAAGAAGTGCAACAGGGAGGTGGACAGGGGTTGGAAGTACCGCGAGTGGGTCGCCGAGTTTCCAGAACGGGCCTACGATCTCAATGAAGGGATCAGCGGCTATAAACTGTCCCAGCTGGACGTGGTCTTCGTAGCAGCGTCCGAGATCGTGAAGGCCTCCGAGAAGAGACTCGATGGTTACCGCAAGTATGAGGACTTCGTGAACTTCGTGCTCGGCAGTGCGTACGCGGGAGGAGAAGGGGTCAAGATCACAGACTCGACGAAGTCCATCGCGACGCTGCCCCTCGAGCGGGTCACGCAGGCCACGGGCACCTACATAGGCATCGACCTCGGCAGCATCTGCCACTTGGTGGTCATCAAAGACTTCTGGTTTCCTAATTCAGTTGCGCCGGTACCAGTCCTAATAGCCTCACACCGAATAGATAAGGAACGGCTTGAGACGGACTTACCGGCTTACATGGAGGTGTACGGCGCGCTCTATACGGTGTCGGACGCGCAGCCGTACACCACCACTGTAGAGAAGGTCGCGGCCTCGAAGGAAGGCAGGATGAGCTGCTGCTACTTCGGTGGCAAGCGCGCCTACTCGCTGTCCAACGAGAACATCACTGTGACCGCGAACAGGACGATGGCTCTGGATGCGGTCACAGACGATCTTCCGCTGGCCAGGATCATGGTGGGGTCAGGGGTCGAGCACGAGGACCTGCTCTGGCTCCACTTCAAGAACCTGGTGAAGGTCAAGGCCGAGGACGACGACGGAACAGAGTACTACGAGTACGTCAAGGTGGGCGACGACCACTTCGGGTACGCGCTGGCATATGCTCTCCTGGCCCGCAGGATATTCATAGAGGTCAAACCTGGTGGTCACACCGGATTGGCTCCAGTAGACATCGTCGGCGCGAGGACTAACATTTGAACTGCAACCGGAAGGGTACATGTCATGCCTACGGTAAAGAGATCTGTGATCAACTGTACAGGAACGATAGGTGCCCTCCATTACAGTTCAGATGCATAATCAGGCAGAGGTGGCTCAATGAACACTGCGGACTGTGTGAACTGCGACGTACCTCATGAAGCTCATCTAGTGAAGACCTCTATCGTAAACCTTCATTGTGGGCACACTGTTTACGGGCTGCGTTTGCTGGGCGATCAGGTAGTGTGTCCATTCTGTTATAGACTTGTTGCGGTCTGTGGAACTCAGAAATGTTTTCTGGGTTGCATAGCAGACAGTGGTTACTTATACTGTAAGATGGAGAGATAGGATGATATGGCCTTTCAATAAGAAGAAAGATACCTTCGCGCCCACCGTGTCTGCAGTAGAAGTGGGTAAGGTGGCTACAGTACAGCAATCATCTGGTCCTTATCGGGTAGATGCAAACATAGCTGTGTCACGCGATAACCGCGGCTACCACTTACAGAATCTGGCAGATTACCGCTATTCCCTTAACGCTGACGACATGCTCAAACTGCTGAGCAAGATTGACCCAGACGTTAGCGCAGGGATATGGAATTTCTTACGGCTGGCGAACAGTGGCCTCAACTGTACGGTATACAACGCGAAGGGCATGAGGGACGCCAAGTTACAGGCCCAGTTTGGGCAGATGGTTACTAGGCTATCAGGCCTCCAGGACTTCAAGAACTGGACTATACGGGCTACGTTAGAGGACACAGCGAACCAGCTCCTCAAGTATGTCCTGCTTAGAGGGGCTTGTGCGTCTGAAGCTGTTCTTGGTAAGGACCGGCGGCTGCAGAAGATCGCAGTTATAGACCCAATCACAGTTAGTTTCAAACAGCCTACTTTAGGCTTGTGGCTTCCGTATCAGACTGATACTAATGGCAAGGACATACCGCTCAACATACCTACGTTCTTCTGGAGTGTAATAGATCCTGATGCCCAGTCGCCCTATGAGACTCCCCCATTTCTGCCTGTCATCCAGGCCGTGCTCTTCAACATGGCCGTCATGCAGGACCTGGAAAAGATAGTCAAGCGGGTTGCCTACCCGCGTATAGCCATAAAGATAATAGAGCAGACACTGCGTAAGTTTGCGCCTGCTGCAGTGCAAAGTGACGACGCTAAGATGCAGGCGTGGCTCAACACTCAGCGCGCTAGTATCGCTACAGCCCTCAAGGATCTTAAACCGGAAGACGCAGCGGTATTCTTTGACTCCATGGACATCGATGTTCTGGAGACGAAGGGTAATACCACAGTGGACTACAGGCCACTGAAGGAAGTCATAGATCAGAGGATAATATCTGGACTCAAGAGTCTGCCTACCATCTTAGGCAGGCAATTCGGCTCCAGTCAGACGCTGTCAGGTGTAGAGAGCCTACTCTATGCTAGGTCTATAAAAGGCTTACAGGTAGTTGTCGCATTTCAGCTCACACAGCTTCTGACTCTGGCTATGCAACTAGAGGGCCTCAAAGGTTCCGTACAGGTCTCGTATGGGCCAGTGAACCTGAAGCCGGAAAATGAGTTAGAGGCATTCAGAACTCTTAAGCAGAGTCGTGTATTGGAACTCCTAAGCCTCGGGTTTGTGTCTGATGAGGAGGCCGCAGAGGAACTGACTGGTGACGCAACTTTACCAGATACGTTTAAGCCTCTAAGCGGAACAGGTTTCTACAAGAAAAAGTCCAATATGGATGCCAGTGCTGTAGCGGCCAGTAGGAATCCTAATGCCAGTGAACAGGCTGGGTCAGGTAGAAACAGAAACAATTAACTGGAGGTTCAGATGCCAGCAGCTGCGCTAGATTTAACTCTTGAACAAGGTTCTGATTTTTCCAGGCACATGAGTATTACAGTGGGTGGAGAACCGTTGGACCTCACCGGGTATACAGCTCAAGGGCAGGTACGCGAGAGGCCGTCTTCTGCATCAGTTCTGGCCTCGTTTACATTCACGTTTGATTCTCCGAGGTCTCTTGGTGGTATAACTATGACCATGCTAGCTTCAGTCTCTAACGCTATACCCGTTGGTGACGAGGCTGATTTGTCGATAAACAGATTTTACTACGATGTACTTCTGATAGACCCGTCGCTTCGTCCAACGCGTATATTACGGGGCCGGCTTACAGTGTCTCCGGGGGTGACCAGGTAATGGCGGACGATATCCTTATTGAGTTTCAGAATCCTACTCCTATAGCTATAGAGCTTGAGGCCCCAGCTATAGCTATCGAGTTTGCCGAGACACTGTATTCAGGTCAAGGTACAATGTCTAGGGCTGTGTATGACTCTAACGATGACGGTATAGTTGATGGGGCAGACACTGTACCGTGGATTGGTGTCACCGGTAAACCGTCCGATATAACAAACATAACAACTCTATTGGCAGGCAAAGAGAGTACTGCGAATAAGGGCGCAGCGAACG